CAACAAAAAGGGGAATCAAAATGACACAAAACTTTCAAGACTGGGCTGGTCAATTAATTGAGTATGAATTTCGTTATGAAACTTTGCATGAAGATACAAACGAAAAAGAATTTACTTGCTACATTAAGCCACATGGCGAATGGATGCCAATGGGTGGTGGCAAAACAATAGAAATTGCGTTATTAACTGCTATGCAAGAATGGAATGATTTTGACAAAGTGGGAGAAACAGCATGAAAACTACAGTAAAAGACTTTATAGGCGCGTGTTTATTGGGTGCGGTATTAGGCGCTCTGTTTGCCTATGCACTTATCTTATAGCATGAATTTTTACCCTTTTCACATTGGCGATTACATAAGTCACACCAGCCATTTAAGCGATGCAGAAGATTTAGCTTACAGACGCCTCATAGACTTGTATTACCAGTCTGAGGCTGCTTTTCCTCATGACCTTGCTATGCTTGCAAGAAAAGTAAAGTCAAACTCTGAAACTGTAGATTTATTGCTTAATGAGTTTTTTGAATTTACTGACAATGAATGGCACAATACAAGAGCAGACAAAGAAATTGCTAAATACCATGCTATGCAAGATGGGGGTCGCAAAGGCGCAGCTATAAGATGGGCAAAGGGTGGCGATAGGCCCCCTAATGCTAAGCCAATGCCAACCAAGAACCAAGAACCATTAACCAAGAACCATATAAAAACTATAGCTCCACCAGAAGGTGTCGATGTGTCTTTATGGAATGATTATTTGAAAGTAAGAAAAGCTGCTAAAAAGCCATTAACTGAAACAGCCCTTAAAGGTTTAATACGAGAAGCTGGCAAAGCAAAAATTAGTTTGTCAGACGCTTTACAGACTTGTTGTGAAAGAAGTTGGGTAGGCTTTAAAGCTGAATGGATTGCTAAGTCTGAAACAACTCAAGACAAGCCAGCGCAGCGTTGGGATTCAAGTATTCAAAGTATAGTAAATAAAGGTAAAGAATTAGGCATATTGCCAAAGCCTGGCGAAACAGAAGGCCAGTATCGTGAGCGAGTAAGAATGGGGAGAGCATAATGTTTAAGCAGCCAACATTAGACATATTTGACAGCAACGAAGAAGCACTTATTGAGTCTGCATACACAAAAAAGGTGTCTGTACCTGTTTATGTGCCTCAATACCAAAAGCCTAGCGTGTATGAGTTATTTGACCACATGAAGTCTATGCAAATGATTAAACGCATAAATGAGTCAAATGTGTCAGCACAAGACAAAAAGTTTCTTATTTATGCTGCACAGCGTCATATTATTTTTAACTTTTCAAAGATTGCAGATTACTACGCACACTCTGACGCTGAGATGCAAGACTTAATGGAACAGTCAGCATTAGTCATTGTTGATTTTGACAAAGCTATTGAAAACGGGTTTGCAACATTAAACAACGAATTGTCTAATGCTTATTTGGATGAACAAAATGCTAGCTAATCAAATATCTATTGACGAATTTATACAAACATTAAAAATCGTTAGGTCAGATATTGATGACCAATTTGTTGATGAATTGCACCAATTAGTTAAATTTTATCAAGGCAAAACTGACATAAATCCAATTGCATATTTGATGGATAGATGGACAAATTCTTTAGAAACTGAGCCTGATTACAGCGTATATGCTGACAAGCGTTATTTAATGGAAGCATGGGCTTGTTGGCACATATACAGCAGAGTCTATATTTCTAATATTATTAAAAAAATGCCTTTAATAAATGAGTCAATTTCTTTAATTGATTTAGGTTGTGGCACAGCTTTAACTACTTCTTACTTTAAAGCTAGTTTTCCTGACATTCGTGTAATTGGCACGCAGCTTAAAGACACAGACCAATGGAATGTTGCTGCTTTTCACGCTGAAATACATGGTTTTGAGTTGGTTGAAAGCACTAAAGATTTAGGTTTTGTAAATATTGTTTTTGCTTCAGAATATTTTGAGCATTTTGAAAGACCTTTAGAGCATTTAGAGGAAATTGTTGCTGACCTTAATCCTTATATGCTAATTACTGCAAATTCTTTTAACACAGTTGGATTAGGTCATTTTAAAACATACAGGCATGGCAATGAATTGATAGACCAAAAAGACATTTCCAAAAGATTTAACAAAAAATTGCGTGAATTAGGTTACGGCAGATTTCAAGATGTTAAGTTTTGGAACAATAAACCTTCAGTTTGGGCTAAAGATGAATACTAATTTTTGCGTGTTTATTTTGACTCATGCGCGCCCTGACAGAGTTTTTACTTACAAAACGCTGCGTGAAAAAGGTTATACAGGCAAAATTTACTTAGTTTTAGATGACGAAGATAAAACGCACAGCGAATATATAAAAACTTATATAAATGAAGTTTTAACATTCTCTAAAAACGAGGTGGCCAAGACTTTTGATGTAGGGGACAACTTCACAGACAAGCGTGCTGTTGTTTACGCTAGGAACGCTGTTTTTGAGCTTGCCAAAGGTATTGGTTGCAAATACTTCATGGTGCTAGACGATGACTACACAGATTTTCGTTGGTCATTCACAAATGAGCGCAAATATGTGACTAATAAATATGTTAATAACTTAGACAAAGTGTTTGCAATTATGTTGAAGTTTTACAAAGCTACGCCATTTACTTCAATTTGCATGGCGCAAGGTGGTGATTTTATTGGTGGCGCAGGCAGCGGTTTAAGCAAAACTTACTTAGATGGGCAAATTTCACGCAAAGTAATGAATAGCTTTTTATGCTCAACTGACAGGCCATTTCAATTTGTAGGCAGAATTAACGAAGATGTCAACGCATATTGCAGCTTTGGCTTTAGAGGTCACTTGTTTATGACTGTTGCACAATTACGACTAGAGCAAAAACAAACACAGTCAAATGCGGGTGGTTTAACAGATATTTATTTAAACTATGGCACCTATGTCAAAAGTTTTTACACAGTCTTGTATAACCCGTCTAGCGTTAAAATAAGACAAATGGGCCAAAGTAATAAACGACTGCACCATAGCATTAATTGGGACACAACTGTGCCTAAGATTATTTCAGAAAAGTTTAAGAAGAATGGAAATACACAAGCATCAATGCAAGGTGAGGCAATTACTTAAATATAGAAAAGAATGGGGCAAAGACAAATTTAGAGCATATTTAGTTAAATACAATTTTGACAAACAAACTATTGCAGACTTTGTTGAGCAATGGGAACTAGGAAATAAAGGGGAGAATGGTAAATGGATATTGAAAGATACATTGTTGCAGCAACAGGGCTTGGGTATTTAGTAGTAGGCCTTGCACAATACTTTAAAGGCTCGCCATCTAACGCATTTATATGGTTAGGTTACGCAGCAGCCCAAATTGGCTTATGGATGAACCTCAAATGAAAGACTACGACCCAAATGACGCAATCGACTTCATTTTCAAGAAAGCGCCAGATTATGCGGCTGCAAAGGGCAGACTGGCAGAGCTTGAAACTTTTAAAAGTTCTCTTAAGGCGATTAAAATGGCGCAAACAGACGAACAAAGTTTGGGCGCCCAAGAGCGAGAGGCTTATCGCAGCCAAGAGTACCAAGATTTGTGCAAAGCTATTGGAGCTGCAACGGAACAAGCAGAGGCGCTTAGATGGCAGTTAGAAGCGGCTAAAATGAGATTTGAGGCATGGAGAACCCAGGAAGCTAGCAACCGTAACCTTGAAAGACTAACCAAATGAACAATGAACCAGTAGCGTGGGGAATGTTGGATAAAGATGGTGGTATTTACGACTCAATTAGTCCTGAAGAGCACGACAGAGAAGAAGGTGCTTACACTATTCCACTCTATACCCATCCAGCAAAGACACTAACAGATGAAGAAATACTAAATTGTTGGGTAGAAGAATTTACAAACAACGCATTACCTAGCATTGAATTTGCTAAAGCAATACTAAGAAAGGCACAAGAGAAATGAACGCAAATGAACTAGCTGAGGCAATGGAAATCCGTGCGTCAATTCGCAGAAAGGCAACAAGTCGTAAGAGCGTAACAGAAGGCGCTAACGACAGACTTGCTGACCAGTTGGAACAAGCAGCCACCATGCTACGCCAGCAACAGGCTGAAATAGAGGCACTAAAACAAAGTAAATCTGACGGCAATAACAAAGTAAATACTGAACCAGTAGCATGGATGCAATCCAAAACAACAGAACTACCTGATGGGTGCGAATGTATGCAATCTGTTAGTTTTTTTAAAGCAAATGACAATGATATTCCACTCTACACCCATCCAGCAAAAGACCTAACAGATGAGGAAGTATGAGCTATCACGGAAAACTACAAACACTAAAAAATGGCACAGCCGATGTAGAAATACAGCAATGGGCTTACCAACAATTAGAAAAAGCAAAGACACTAACAGATGAGGAAATACGCACTATCCAAGATATGTGCCACTTAAAAAATGTTGGATACAACACTTTTATTATGCGATTTGCTAGAGCAATACTAAGAAAGGCACAAGAGAAATGACAGATTATTCTGAAAACTACCTGCGTATACAAAAGCTACTTAAATGCTATCACAACGCTACTCTTAAAAACAAATATGAAACAGCTACCAAAATAGCCCATGACTTAGCAGAAGAAACTATTAAATTAGAGTTTTCTACTTATGAGCAAATTAGGAAACAATGGCTAAGCTAATGCGTAATATGTTTGCTACGCATACAGACTATGCAGAGTTTAAAGGATTAATCCCTACAAATCCTGCGTTGATTCCTAGTAATGTAGATGGCATACTTGAGCGCAATGGTCAATTTTTAATTCTTGAATGGAAAAGACCTGCTGAAAAAGTCAGTACAGGGCAAAAGATTATGCTGCAGGCTCTTGCGTCTAAACCTGATTTTATGGTTGTAATTATTTACGGCAATACTGACAATGAAACTGTAATTGATTCATACTGGTTGCTTACGCCTGATGGTAAACCAGTTAAGTCTGGTGTAGGCTTTCAATCATTCAAACAATTTTATAAAGATTGGTACACATTAGCTGATGGCCACAAAAGATGAAAAGAAGTCACTCGATAAGATTGCAAACCTCGGATGTATTTTATGCTCCGAAATCCTTGGGTTTGAAGGCACACCGGCAGAACTCCATCATGTACGCAGACATGGAAATGTTCGGTCTGCATCCCCTGTGCTTGCATTATGCCCTGAGCATCATAGGAACGGAAACGATAGCCTTCACCGAATGGGTGTCAATGGTTTTGAAAAAAAATGGGGAATATCCTGTGAGGAGTTGCTGGAACGACAAAGTAAAAAACTTGGAAAGGTTACTTAGCAATGACGACATTTACTACGGCAGACCGATTGGCAGTTGAAGTTACAATTCCAGAGGGTCAAAGCCCAATTCAGACGAAATACGGAAGGCTCTATTACGAAATTCCTTGTCATGGTGCGTCCATTTATTTGTGCGATGACGGCTCATATGTATGCACTCATGGCAAAGAACCCGAATTACCGTGTCAAGATGACCACAACGAGCAGACGAAATAGTAATAGTGTGTTCATATTTGCCGCCATCATCGTATAAATAAGTGCCCATTGCGTTTGTGTCTTGGTCAACAATAAAACAAATTTGCTCTGGCAGAGGCATAGCCCACCTATCAAATGGCTTCATGCAATAGATTGCAGAGTATAAATTTCGTAGAATAGGGGCAGTTAATTTCATACTTGATGTATTTTACCTCTAAACTCTACTTCATCTTCACCCCATACTCTAATCATTTCAGGCTGCAATAGTTTGCTGCGCTCAAACGATAGCATCACAAAGCCACTATTCCAATCTTTAGGCGTGTCCTCTGTATACGCAAATTGCGTACCATTTGGGTCAGCAAGCGTGCCTGTTTGCACACCCCATCTAGTCCCGTTGTAATCATTAAATGGAATGGCGCTAAGTACATGAGTATGGCCAGTAATCATATTAACCCCTGAGTTGACTGCGTTGTTTCTGCCACCAGTCCAGCCACCTTTCCAGCGATGCTTAATGCAAGTATCTTCATTAACCCAAAATGACCAACAAGGTTGCCACATAGGAAAATAGTCTTTTAAACTTGTGCCTGGTATTCCTTCAAAAGAAGGTAAATTAGCTACAATGTTGGACTCAAGACGCTGGTCATGATTGCCCATAGGAAAAAATAGTTTAGCGCCTTTAGCAACTGCTTCAATTTCACCTAAATAGTATTGACACGCTTCTAATTCTTCTTTCATTGTTGGCAACTTGCTCCAGTCTGTGCGAGGAAAACGACTAATAGACGCGCCATCTAACGCATCCCCATTACAGACTATGGCAGTAGGTTTAAACTCTTTAATCATCTCTATAAGGGCTTTAAACGCTGTAGTAGTTTCTTCAGGCCAAAAGTGAGCATCCGAAAACACAATAACTCGACCTTTTTCAATGTCCATGCCTCTACGCACATTGCCTGGTGTTTGTTGCACTTTTTTGGTGTATGCTGGGTTTTGACTGTTAAATGTATCTAATTTAATACGCAGTCTATTTTCTATTGACCTACGCCTTGCCATGACATTTCTGACTGCTATTCCATGTATTTTTGCAAACTCACTTGGGCTGCCAACTGTATTCCAAGATTCAACCCATTCTTCATCCGTTAAGTGGTAGCCAGGCATGAATATTCCTATATAATCAATAAGTTACTGAATACTAACTGAAAAATATGTCATTTGCGAAAAAAGTAGATAAAAACCAAGCGTCTGTTGTTAAGGCACTACGAGATTATGGTGCTGATGTACATTTATTACACATGGTAGGCAGAGGCATACCTGATTTACTTGTGGCATATGAAGGACATACTATTTTAATTGAAGTTAAAGATGGCGCGCATAAAGTATTTACGCCTGAGCAAATAAAGTTTATTGCAGCATGGAAAGGTGGGCCTTTATACAGGGTAAATTCAAGCGAAGAAGCTATAGATGTTTTAAAATCATTGAAAATGGAGTAATTTATGAATGATAATGTCGCAATGTTTGCCGCCACCTTGTTGCACAGCGCAACAAACACGCATTTTTTTCATTGGTCTACAGATTCTTTTAGCAAACACATGGCTTTGGGCGCATATTATGACGGCATAGTAGAACTTACCGATGCTTATGTAGAGGCATATATGGGCTGTTATGACAAAATTACTAGCTTTCCAAGTGTATATCACCAGCCAAAAGACCCTGTTAAATATCTCCAAAGCCTACAAAAATTTGTAAAAGAAGCACGCCAAGATTTGCCGCAAGACGAGCAATTATGTAATTTGGTTGATGCTATTGCAGACCTAATAGACTCAACTACTTACAAACTACGCTTTTTAAAATAGGATTCAATATGCCATTAGATAAGTCAGGGTCAGCCCAAAGCGTAGGTAAAAACTACAAAACTGAGGTAGCTGCAGGCAAACCAAAGAAACAAGCATTGGCTATTGCATTAAGCGAAGAAAGAACACACGCTAAAGGCAAGCGTAAAGCTAAGCTAGAAGAACAATATTCTAAATATGTAGAGGCAAACGCATGAAACCTGGTCTATACGCAAATATCCATGCAAAACAAGAGCGCATTAAAAATGGTTCTGGTGAAAAAATGCGTAAAGCTGGCTCAAAAGGCGCGCCAAGTGCAGCAGATTTTAAACAAGCTGCTAAAACAAGAAAAGAAGTCATTACTGACAAAATGAAAGATATGTAATGAAACACATGACAAAAAGCTATCCACCAGAAAATGCTATGCTGCGCCCGCACAAAGAGTCAACGCTTGAAAAGCAGCAAAAGAAGCGCCAAGACCATAATCCCCCATTAGAGCTAGATGACAGCACATTGCTAAACAAAAGAGCTAATCAAAGAATGAAGCGTAAACAGGCTTTAATGGATGCAATGAACAAAAACCATGACCCTGACATTGTAGGATAATTGCTGTAGAATAAACCCCTTATAAATCAATTACTTGAGATTATATGGACAAAAAACTGTCGAAATCTGTTGAAGATAACCTAAATAGAGCAGGTAGAAAGCCAGGAGTGCCTAATAAAAGCACTACCGCAGCTAGGGAAGCGATTGCTAAGTTTGTAGATGGCAATGCACACAAAATGCAAGAATGGCTCCAAAGCGTTGCTGACGGCATCCAAAACGATGAAGGTAAATACATAGTCGCGCCTAATCCTGAAAAAGCATTTGGTATGCTACAAACTGTAATGGAGTACCATGTGCCTAAACTAGCTCGTACTGAAGTAGTAGGAGATGAGAAAGCACCACAAAGAATGGTAGTCAGTTGGAAGAAGTAGTAGATATAGAGCTTGATTACAAGCCAAGGGATGTATTCTTAGACTTTCACGAAAGAAGTCAAAGATGGGCAGTTATAGTTGCTCATCGCCGGTGCGGTAAAACAGTTAGCTGCATTAACGAATTGGTGTATAAAGCACTTATTGAAAACAAAGAGGATGGTAGATATGCCTATGTTGCCCCTTATTACAGCCAAGCTAAAAACATTGCTTGGGATTATCTCCTTAGGTTCTCTAAGCCTGTTATGGCAAAAGCTAATCAAAGTGAACTCTGGGTCGAACTCATTAATGGTGCGAGGGTTCGATTGTTTGGTGCTGACAATGCTGATTCCCTGCGTGGTCTTTACCTTGATGGTATCGTACTTGATGAATATGCTGATATGCGTCCTCGTATTTGGGGTGAGATTATTAGACCACTCCTCGCAGACAGACTAGGTTGGGCTGTATTTATTGGCACGCCTAAAGGGCATAATGCGTTTTGGGACATATACAATAACGCAACAAAAGACAGTAATTGGTACGCTAAAACGCTTAGAGCAAGTCAAACAGGCTTATTAGCTGCTGAAGAATTAGCTGATGCTGCTAAATCTATGACGCAGGACCAATATCTTCAAGAGTTTGAATGTGACTTTGAGTCCGCAATCCTTGGGGCTTACTATGGTAAGGAAATGCGCCAAATCACAGACCAAGGCAGAATTACAGATATTGAGTATGACCCTATGTTTCCTGTGCATACAGCATGGGACCTTGGTTATAGCGATGACACAGCTATATGGTGGTTTCAGGTAGTGCATGGTGAGATTCGTATGCTTGACTATCATTCTTCAAATGGGCAGCCTGTAGCGTTTTATTCAGGCATTATTCAGTCAAGAGAGAAAGAAAGAGGCTATAACTACGGCACGCATTATTTACCGCATGATGCTCGCGCAAAGACATTAGCCTCAAATAGAAGCATAATTGAACAACTTTCAGACAAAATTGCGTTAAAATCAATGAAAATTGTACCAATGTTGTCCTTACAAGATGGTATACAAGCAACACGACTAGCATTAACTAGAGCTTGGTTTGACCATAAATGTGAGGATGGCATTGAATGTTTAAGGCAGTACCAGCGTGAATATGATGAGGACAAGAAAGTGTTTAGAGATAAACCTAGGCACGATTGGACAAGCCATGGTGCTGATGCCTTTAGAATGTTAAGCATTGCTTGGAAAGAAAAAGCTAAGTTGCCCCATAAAGATGATTCTATTAAGGGGTTATTTGTAGGACAAACTGATGTCAGTTTGAACGATATGTGGAAGCAAAACCAACAAACTATTAATAGGAGAATTTAAAATGACAGCAGTTTCAGCAGAATACGGATTTCCATACGAACATGTAGCTAATTCAATAACGGGGCAAGTATTAGGCACAACAGGTGCAGCAGGCGATTATTTGCACCGAATCATTGTTACTGTAAACACTTCCTTAACAAGCACAGTCAGCATTATTGATGGCGCCTTTTCTCATGGAATTGTTAGAGCGAACACGCCTATTGGTGTTTATGTAATTGAAATTAATACTAAATCTGTAACATCAGGGTGGAGCATAACTACTGGTGCTGGCGCAGAAGTTTTAGCAATGGGTGTATTTACCTAATTAGGAAAGTAAGTTATGGCAAACGATAAAGCTACAGTCAATCATACTTATGAGGACTGGTACAAATGTATTATGGGCTATGAGCGCAGCTATAAGCGTTGGGAAGCAAGAGTTGACCGCATTGTAAAGAAATATAAAGATGATTCAAGATACGATAGAAATCCTAACGCAAGATTTAATATCCTTTGGTCCAATGTCCAGACTATTCAGCCAGCTATCTTTGCA